CTCAGCGGACCAGCTAAAATTCTTAGTAATTAATGGAACCCCTGAGATTAAGCAACTTGCAGAAACTGCACTTAAGTACAGAAAAGCTGGAAAACTTGCAAGCACATACTTCTTAAATTTTTTGAATGACAATGTGGATGGTTTCGTCCACCCTTCTGTAAAAACAATGGGTGCCCGAACTGGTCGTATGTCTATCCAAAATCCTGCACTGCAAACTCTGCCTAAGGGTGACGACACGGTACGTCGTGCATTCCTACCTAAGGATGACGACCACGTGATCGTGACTTCCGACCTCGATCAGGTTGAGTTCCGTATGTTCTCTTCTCTATCTAAAGATCCAAACTTAATTCAGCTTTTCAATCTTGCAGATGCAACTGGTTCTGATCCATTTACGGAAATTGGTAGAGAGATATATCAAGATCCAGGAATGCAAAAATCAGACAAGCGACGTGCACTAATTAAGGGCGTAGTGTACGGACGTCTTTACGGTGCTGGTGTTGCTAAGCAGGCTTTGACCGCCGGTGTTCCGGAAGAGCAGATGCGTGCGGTGTCTAATGCTTTTGATAAAAGATTCCCAGGGATGCAGAGATTCCAACGCGAAATAGAAGATCAAGGAATGCGCAAGCTTCAGTCGGAGGGACAGGGTTATGTCAATACTTGGACTGGTAGGCGAATCCCCTGCGATGACGATCGTGTCTACACTCTTGTTAACTATCTAATTCAAGGCGGTGCTGCAGAAGTTTTTAAGTCTAATCTTGTAAAGCTTGATCAGGCTGATCTAACTGAGTATTTGATTGTTCCTGTTCACGATGAGATTGTCTTGAATGCTCCTCGGGGTGAAGCAGAGGAAATAAAAAAGATTGTTAAGGAATGTATGACAACGGCAGGTCAGCTATGGAAGGTCCCTCTTACGGCTGATGTTGACGGTCCTCTAGAGAACTGGGGTTCAAAATATGCGTAAAAGACGTAGTATTGGCTACCCCTGCAGAAGGCATCGAATTAGGTTTACTGGCAGCTACTGCCCCAAATGCTACCTAGAGAGGCAAGCAAAAAGATGAAGAAATACGTGCTTTCCGTGGACCCTGGGAAGGCCACTGGAATGGCCCTATTTAGCCTCCAGACGGGCCAGGAGCCCGTTATGGAGTGGTCTAGGGAGTTCCAACAGCACGAATATGCAGAGCCCATACGAGCCGTTTTGAGTAACTCAGAGATGGCTGAAAACCTGTCTGTAGTATGCGAGCGTTTCACCATAAATGCCCAGACCTTGCGCAACTCTCAGTCGCCCTATAGCCTAGAGCAGATAGGAATACTAAAGCAATGCATGTTAGACGCAGGTAGGCAGCCAGAGGATATAGTCTTTCAAGCTCCTGCCGATGCCAAAGCTATGTTCCCTAACGAAGCTTTAAAGTTTTTGGAGTACTGGCACCGTGGAGGAGAGGGTCACGCATTAGATGCTATTCGACACGCTTTACTAAGACTTGTAAAAATTGGCTGGAAACCAATAAAGTTACTAGAAAGATAGGTATTATCAAAAAACAGTTGCACGAAAGATTTTTTTCTGATAATATATAGATACGAAATGACGAAATGGAGGCCTAGTGCCTGTTTATGTTGAACTTGATGAGTCTGCTGATCATATCCAGATCAATGCTGAGTGGCGACTAAAGGAGATATGTAGAGCGCTTCCTGGCTCTGCTTGGAATGCTAAAGATCAAGTTTGGCGTATTCCCGTATCGTGGACCGGCTGCTTAGCTTTACGATCTACTTTTAAAGATGAGTTGACTATTGGTCCTAGGCTAGCCGCCTGGGCTAAAAGCGAGAGAGAATCTCGAGTAGACCCAAGTAACCTTCTCAGAGACGTAGAAGAGCAGTCTGAAGGAGACGCTGACCTTTTCCCTCACCAGAGAGCTGGTGTAGATTTTCTTGTTAAATCCCGCAGGGCGCTTCTTGCAGACGAGCCTGGCTTGGGTAAAACTGCTCAAGCTATTCGAGCTATAAAGAAAATGTTTGATGCTGGAGATGAAGTCTTTCCAGCTCTAATTGTCTGCCCCAACACACTGAAGAGCAACTGGGAACGTGAGTTTGATAAGTGGTGGCCAGGAGTAAATGTTTCTGTTGTTAAGGGCAGTGCCACTCAGAGGCGAAAAGCTTTTGAAGAGCCGGCAGATGTGTATGTAATCAACTGGGAGTCTTTGCGGACTCACTCAAAGTTGCTTTCTTACGGATCTATAGCGCTTGCCCGCTGTGAAGACTGTGGTGGACACGACTCGAGAGTGACTCTAGCTAGGTGCGAAGTTCATCCTCGTGAGCTAAACCTTATCGACTTTAAAGCGGTGGTTGCCGATGAGATCCACAGATCTAAAGATCCTAAAAGCAAGCAGACCAGAGCGCTTTGGGCAGCAACTGGCAATGCAGATATTAGATATGCGCTTACTGGAACCCCAATTGCAAACGATGTAGTTGACTTGTGGCCTATCCTTCACTGGCTTGACCCTAAAGAGTGGCCAAGCAAAACTAAGTGGATCGATCGATACGTAAACACAATGATAAATGCGTTCGGCGGAATGATGGTTATCGGCCTAAAGCCAGCCATGACAGATGAGTTCTATGCTGGCATCAACCCTCGTATGCGTCGTATGTTGAAAGCTAAGGTTCTACCTTGGCTACCTAAAGTTATGAATGAACGCCGCGACGTAGAGATGGGCGCTAAGCAGCTTAAGGCTTATAAGCAGATGCTAGAAAATATGATTGCCATGCTTGGAGCCGACGAAGACTCCGGTCTTACTGGAGATGCTTTAGTTGCTCCTAACCCACTTACTCAAACGCTAAGGCTGCTTCAGTTTGCTAGCGCCTATGCCCAGATAGAGGTTTCTGAGTCCGGAGAAGAAAAGGTTGTGCTGTCAGACCCATCCTGTAAGGTTGACGCTCTAATGGATGATCTCGAAAATGGAGACTTTGGTGACGATTCAGTCGCTGTCTGCGCAGTATCTAGACAGCTTATCGAGCTACTTAGTGCCAGACTAACAAAAGAAGGTATTGCTCATGGACTGATTACTGGAGCTCAGGATGCCGACGAGAGACAAAAGTCAATTGATGATTTCCAGAATGGTAAGACTAAGTGGATCCTTTTCACCGCCCAGGCTGGTGGTGTTGGAGTTACCTTGACAAAGGCACGTCGTCTTGTTATGCTTCAAAGACCATGGTCTCTTGTCGACTATCGTCAGGCTCTAGATAGAGTTCACCGAATCGGCTCCGAGATTCATGACTCGATTATTATCACCGATTACGTTACAGAGGGCAGCATAGAAGAAAGAGTTATCGAAGCTCTAGATGTTAAGTCAGACAACTTCGACGAAATAGTTAAAGATAGAGCAAAACTACTTGAGATGCTAAAGAACGGAATGCCGAATACATAATGACAACTACAGAACCAATCAGAATCTCTAACTCAGAGATTCAAACATTTAAAGACTGCCGACGTCGTTGGTGGCTAACCTACTACCGTCGTCTACGTCCAAAGATGCAGGACTTTACTGGAGCACTTGCTTTGGGGTCCCGCATTCACGAAGCTTTAGATCGTTACTACTCAACCGGGCAGCCTCTGCTAGATGCTCACGCTGATCTAGTAAAAGAAGACCTAAAGAAACTGACTGACGAGTATCGCGATACAAGTAGCCTAGAAACTGAGGCTGAGCTAGGCCGTGTAATGCTAGAAGGCTACCTAGAGTGGGTAGAGCTAGAGGGTATCGACGCTGAACTTGAGATGATCTCTACAGAAGAAATTCTTGAGCGTCCAATGATGGATGGCAAGGTTATTCTTCAGGGAAAGATTGATATGCGCGTCCGTCGTAAGATCGACGGGGCTCGCATGATTCGTGACTTTAAGACTGTTGGTGGATCCTTCTCTGACTTTGGTGCCATGGCCCACATGAACGAGCAGGTTAAGACTTACATGCTTCTGGATGAAGTTCAGAGTGCAGAGGACGGCAATAGAACTGACGGTGCCATCTTCACAATGCTTCGTAAGGTTAAGCGCGGTGCTTACGCTAAGCCACCGTTCTATGATCAGATCGAAGTTCGTCACAATAGATTTACACTCCGTGCTTTTCTAGAACAGCTAGAGGGCACACTCGAAGACATGCTACGCGTTCGTGACGCGTTGGATGCTGGAGAGAGTCACTACAAGCATGCATACCCTACCCCAAGTAAGGACTGCAAGTGGAAGTGTCAATTCTTCGCTACATGCCCGCTCTTTGATGACGGCTCAGCCGCAGAGGCAGCAATTAGCGATGCGTTCGTGGTCGCCGACCCGTACGGTTACTATCAATCAAGTGAACAGAAAGGAAGTGAGTAATGAGTAATGCAGTTGATCGCAGTTTAACAATTATGGTTTATGGCGAATCAAAGGTTGGCAAGTCCAGCTTTGCTGTAACAGCTCCGTACCCACGCCTAATGCTTGACGTTGAGGGAGGCCACCGCTTCCTACCAATCAATGTTAAGTACTGGGACCCTTTGACTGAAGAGCCCCCACAGGCAGACGGGACTTGGGACACTGTTGTGGTCCAGGTGCGTGACTACGACGTAGTCATTAAAGCCTTCCAGTGGCTTCAGTCAGGTAAGCACCAGTTCAAGTCCTTGATCATCGACTCAATTTCTGAGTTGCAGGTCAAGTGCATGGACAACATTGCAGGGACCGAACAAATGAAGATGCAACAGTGGGGCGAGCTACTTCGCCACATGGGTGCGCTACTTCGTGACCTTCGTGACCTTACAATGCACCCAACTCAGCCTCTTGAGGCTGTAGTACTGACTGCTATGGCTCGTAAGGGTCAGGATGGCGTATACCGTCCTTACCTACAGGGTCAGCTAGCAATTCAGGCCCCGTATTTCTACGACATCCTGGGAGCTATCACGGTAGAGACAATGCCGAACCCAGATCCGCTACAGCAACCATTCCAAGTACGCCGCATGTATGTTGAGCGCACTCCGGAATATGAAGCTGGAGAGCGTGTTCAGGGCCGTCTAGGAAAAATAGTAGAGCAAGGCGACCTAGGTGTAGAACGCATGCTCGACAAGGTCTTTGGAGAAAAGACTGCAACAACAAGCAAGAAATCAAGTTAAGGAGATATAGAGCCATATGAGCACAACAAACTGGGCAGAGCTGATCAAGAAATCAGGCGATGTCGCATCAAACACAAACTACGAGCCACTGCCAGACGGTGACTACGAGTTAAAGATAGTTAAGGTTGAAGCAGTTGTAACATCAACTGGTAAGCCTATGTTTAAGGTAACTAATGAAGTACAAGGTGGTCCGTACGCTAACCGCAAGGTTTGGGACAATCTAGTTGTTACCCACGACAACCCGAAGGCAATGGACATGTTCTTTATGAAGGTTATTGCAATGGGCCTTACCAAGCCCTTCTTCGAGTCCAACCCTACCGATGCTCAGATTGAGCAGGCACTAACTGGTAGAACTTTCCGTGCAAATATCGGACTAAGAACCTACGAGGGTAAGGACAGTAACGAGATTAAGCGCTACTTCCCTGGACAGGCGGCTGCAGTTGCACCGTCTACTGGCGGAGCTGCAGTTCCACCACCACCACCAGCACCACCAGCAGCACCAGTATCTCCAGTAAGTTCCGAAACACCGTTCTAAACATGTAACTAAGCGGGGCATCTAATTGGTGCCCCGCTTTTTAGTTAAAGGCAGAGATGAAAATTTTATTCACAGGCATGGCATCGTCCCATTGCTCCCCCGTAGACAACGTAAGTTTCTTTAGTACAATAGCTAAAACTCTAGAGACCTCTTCCGAAGTGGTCTGGGCTACGCCTAAAATTTCATGGACAAAAGACGAGTTAGATAGTTTTGATTTAATATTTTTTGGTTTCATACCGCCCACT